ATAACGGAGCTTCTTCAAGTACAGATAGTATAAAGTTGACTCACGCTGCGGATTCAACCCAAGTGGCGATGCAGAATTTTTTAATAGGAGAATTGCAAAATATGCTCTCATCCTCTTATACTAATGTAGCTCCTCTTTTGGCTCCCCCAATGGCTGTGAGCATTATTCAACTAGCTTAATATTAGCGAATAACTTAATTATCTAAAGAGGGGTCAACAAAAATTGACCTCTTTTTTTTTACTTATCTTTGTGTAAAAGAATAACAATGATAAATTCTGTACGGAATACAGTTTTAGCAATCCTTAATAAAAATAACTACGGGTATATTTCACCGCAAGATTTTAATTTGTTTGCTAAACAGGCACAGCTAGATATATTTGATGATTATTTTTATCAGTATAATCAATTAATAAATCAAGAGAATGCTAGGATGTCTGGAACAGGATATGCAAATATTACCAAGGGCTATGAAGAGGTGATTGATTTATTTTCAGAAACTAAAACTCTTGCACAAAACCTACTTAATCAATACTTTTTGCCATCTCAAAGCACTACGGGAGATGACTACTATTTACTAAATAAAATATTATGTTCTAGTGGAGGTGTTTATCAGGGTGAGGCAGAAAAGGTGTCTAATAGTAAAATAACTCTTTTAAATGCTTCTAACTTAACTTCACCAACTATAACTTATCCAGCGTATAATTTGCAGGGTGCTTTTATAACAATATTTCCAGCTCAATTTAATGGAGCTACGGACATACAAGCACAGTATATAAGATATCCTAAAGATCCTAATTGGACCTATTTAAATGTAGCTAATGGAGAGCCTGCATTTAACCAAAGTAACGCTGACTTTCAAGACTTTGAATTGTCTCCAGATGATGAGACATCTTTAGTATTTAAAATATTGCAGTACGCAGGTATGTCAATTAGAGATATACAAGAAGCGCAGTTTGGAGCTGAACAAGAACAAATGGAAGAACAAAAAGAAAACTAATGGCATACTTATCTGAATATCAATATTACGAAAATGCAGGTGCAACACCTACAAATGCTAATTGGGGGTCTTTTCAATACGTACCGTTAACTGATATAGTTAATAATTTTCTTTTAATGTATGACGGGAATCACTCGTTAGTTAATAATGAAGAGAGGTATAAGATATTATTTCACACTAAGCGTGGCATACAAGAGCTTAATTATGATGCGTTTAAAGAAATAAAAGCTTTAGAGCTTAAGGTGTTCGATGATCTCAAATTTATTCTACCCTCTGATTATGTAAACTGGGTTCGTATTTCTTTATATCAAAACGGCTATTTAAGACCTCTTACTGAGAACATACAAGTAAACTCAGCGGCATCCTATTTGCAGAGTGCTACAGGTACTCTAAGCTTTAATGCAGACGGTACAGTGCAAACTACAGCGTCTACTTTAGATACACAAAGAAAAAATGGTTCGCAACAGAGCATTTACTTAAACCAAAACAATTCTAATGATGCTTCTGATATTGCCTCTGAGAATCCAGATGCATGGAAAGATTATAATATAGGAGCTAGATATGGTTTAAACACTGAGACCGCTAATTTTAATCCAACCTTTAGGATAGATAAAAAAGCTGGTGTAATAAACTTTGATTCTACAATGGCTAATCAGCAGTGTGTTGTTGAGTATATATGCGATGGCATGGAAGGAGGCAATGATTCACTAGTAAGTGTAAATAAGCTTTTTGAAGATTACTTATATGCTTACATTAAATATGAAATATTAAATAACAAATTTGGAGTACAAGAATATATAATTAATAGAGCTAGAAAAGATAAAAGTTCTTTACTAAGAAACGCTAAAATTAGAATAAGCAATATTCATCCAGGAAGATTACTTATGAATCTAAGAGGCGAGAATAAGTGGATTAAATAAAATGGCAAACATTCAAAGAAATTTTATCGCAGGGAGAATGAATAAGTCTCTCGATGAAAGACTTGTACCAAACGGGGAATACATTGATGCTTTAAATGTTAGGCTAGGTTCTACCGAAGGTGGAGAAGTGGGCTCTGTTGAAAACTCCAAGGGTAATACTAAGATGACTAGTTTGCAGTATGAGCAAACCGCTAGTACTACAGGGGCTGTTTTATTAAGTTCACAAGCTAGATGTATAGGGGCTTATGAAGATGGACAGAGTAACCGAATATACTGGTTTGTCCATGACCCCGCTTATACTTTAGGAGAGACAGGAAAGATAGATATGGTAGTATCTTTTAATCCTACTACTCAAAGCCTTACNTATCATATAATAAGTATTGATGACGGNTTTGGTGCNAANACNACNTTAAACTTTAACCCTCAACATTTAATAACGGGTATAGATTTAGTAGATGACTTATTGTTTTTTACTGACAACATTAATCCTCCTAGGTTTATAAATGTAACACAGAATTATCCCAATCCTTTTTATGACGTAGATGTTGTAACTGCGGAAGAGTTTATGGTGATTAAGAAGCCACCTATTAAGTCTCCTACTATTGTGTTAAGAAGTCAAAATAACAATCAAGATGATTTTTTAGAAACAAGGTTTATTTGTTTTGCTTATAGATATCAATATGCTAATGGAGAATTTTCAGCAACATCACAGTGGTCTGAACCAGCATTTGATCCAAATATTTATCAATATGATTTTGCAACTAATTTAAATGAAGGTATGTTAAACACCGTAACTGGTGTAGATATTCAATTTAATTCAGGTAGCTCTTTAGTAAAAGGAATCGAAGTCCTTTATAAAGAAAGCACAGATGATACAATTAAGATTATTGATAAATTATCTAAAGGTTTGCAAGGGTACGCTGATAACACAGAGTATACATTTACTTTTAATAATAGTAAAATTTTTACTGTTTTACCTTCCACAGAGCTTTTAAGACTATATGATAATGTTCCACTTAAGGCTTTAGGTCAAACCTTAATGGGGAATAGATTAGTCTACGGTAATTATATAGAGGGTTATGATTTAAAAGATGTTTTTAATAATCCAGTTAAATTAGAATTTCAAGCAAATTTAATTGCTGGAGAAGTTAGAAATACTTCATTAGTTTCAACTACTGAAAGTGGTGCATATACATTCGGTAGTTCTCAAAATATTTCTAATTCTGTAATAAAATTTAATTTATCATCTTTAAATGTTTTTACTGATCTTAAAGTAAATACAGCTTTAAGTTTCTCTTTTACGTTTGAGCATTCTCTTTATGATCCTACCACAGGTCAGCCAACAACTCAACAACAAAATACAAATATTCAGTATACGTATTTATTGCCTCAAAACTTCACTTCTATTTATGAATTAGTTGAGTCACTAGATTTTCAACAAGCTATAGGAACAGCAACTAATATTAAGCCTGTTTACGACGCCTCTAATCCAACATCTTGTTCGGGGTTTACTTTGACTGATACTGTAAATTGTTTAATTAATCCAACTCAAACCACTGCCTCTGGAACTGTTTATAAGTATGAAAGCGGAATAACGGCTGCAAACCAACCAATTAAAATAGTAGACAATACACCTTCGTCTAATTATATAAAATTACAATTACCTGCTATGCGTTATGTTAGTGACGTTGCTAATCCATCAGGAGGTTTTTACGAGTATTTTAAAGTTATTTCGGTTAGTGCTCAATTTAGTACTATTTCTAACCCTAAAAGCTTACATAGTAATAGAGGTTATGAAATAGGAGTAGTCTATATGGATGAGTTTTTAAGATCATCGACGGCTCTCGTAAGTCCAAACAATACTGTTCAAATACCGTGCGCTAATTCAACAACACAAAATCAAATACAAGTCACAATTCCTTGGGCTCAAAGAGCTCCTTACTGGGCTAAGTTTTATAAGTTTGTTTTAAAGCCTACAGTAGGCACTTATGAAACAATCTATAGTGAAACATTTTTTCAAGACCCTAGGTCTAATAGTGTTTTCTTTTTGCTAGAAGGTGAAAATGCTGCAAAAATTGAAGCGGGACAAAGATTAATAGTTAAACGAGACAGTGGTGGAGCTGTAACTCAATGCGTTGAGGCTGTCGTAATTGACAAAAAAGTACAAGCTCAAGATTTTCTTAAAATAAAAAATCCTGCCGACACAACAAATCCTTTTGATCCAAGTGTAGATGGCGCTTTTATAGAAGTTCCTGCTGGGCCTTATATGGAAATTGTTCCTAGCGGATTTAATTTAACCTCAAGCGAAGAGCCGGGTGGCAACAGAGTCGCTTACCCAGCCACAACATCAACATTTCCTCCTTTTAACAAAATGAGAGGCTATCCTGTAGGAAAAGCGCGAGTAAATATAATTAACCCCGATCCTAACACATCTTCTACGACTCCATATATAGACTATACCATACCTGTAAATAGTGTAATAACTATTAGAGTTTTTCAACACCGTGAAGGAGCGGAAGGAGGTTTTTTAGGAGAGTGTGAATACAGAAGAAACACATATACTTCAGGCGATTTGGTTGCAACTACTAATTATACTGATTTTAAATCTTGGTTTGATGGAGATAACATAGGAGATTTAATTGCACAAGAAAGTATTTTTGATGTTGGAAGTAAGTCTGATTCTCCTACGGTTACAAATATTTATAATTCCACTTTATTAACTGGTGGTGCAAATGAAAAAATTCCTGAAGAAACAATAAGTAATGCATTATTACCAGGCTATATAGATGTGGGGTTTGATAAAAATTATTATCAATTTTGGAGAAGTGATAATTCTAATGGGGGAGATAATTCTTTATGGTTTTTAGCTACAGGAACATTAAGCTGTACAAGTTCTGGAATATTTGGGGGCGGCAACTCTTCAAATTCTGAAATAGAAATAACAGTTGAACGAGCAAATCAAGGCGGAGTTGTAGTATTCGAAACACTACCTTCAGATGCATCTCCTGATATATGGTATGAGAATAATTTAAATTTTAATGTTAATACTAATGGAGAA